GTATTTGTATTAGTAATTGCAAAAGCATCTCCTGCTCCATAAGAACCTGTAGCACTAAACATAAATTCTTGTAAAACAGAACCACTTGTACTTAGTCTAGGAGTAAAAAAAGTTAATGGTCTAGCACTTGAAACTGGATTACTACCTTCTATTGCTGACCTTTTAATCCAAAAATTTAAAGTAAAATGTACGTTAGAATCAACAGTACTAAATGTTCTTGTTAATCTACCATTGCTTGATGAGGTACTACTGGTTGCTGGTACACGAACACTATTAGCTATTTGATGGTCATAGAAACCACCACCACCACCACCGGCAGCACCGGCAGCTCCTGCTATCATTTGATTACTTAGTAATCCCATGTGCTAAGCAATCGTTTTTATGTCAAGAGTTATTACTGATTGTATGGCTGTAGCAGTTTGAACAATATAATCTAATCTATCAATTGAATTGGCAGCTGTACTTAATGTTGGTCCAGTACCACCAGCAAATTTCCAGTTAGTTCCATAGGATAATGTACGTGAGCCTGTACCATCTTGCACAATAAATATAGAACCTGATTGTGAGATACCGGGATTAGTAGGATTATCTAAAGTTCTATTACCTGCAAGAGTTACTTGAAAATTATTATTTAATGCTAGGTTAGTAGAAATATTTGCAGCATCAGTTAAAGTAGTAACAGCTCCTACTTGAGCTGTGCTAAAAGTTTGAGTTTCGTTGGTTACAGCTCCTACGGAAGCATGGTAACTTGCAAGGTATCGTGCTCTGGTTGTCATATCTTTTCCTAACTAAATGCTAATTGTGGTGCACCCAACTGTATTGAGTCTACTGCTTTTACATAATAAGGTAAAACATCAACTGATGCAGCCGCTGTACTTAACGTAATTCCAGCACCACCTACTGTTTCATAATCTGTTCCAAGAGATAATGTTCTACTACCTGTACCATCTTGAACCAAAACTATAACTCCTGATTGTCCTACATTTTCTGTAGTAGGATTAGTAAAAGTAATGTTACCTCCTAGAGTTACTATAAAGTTTTGATAAGTATCATAATTAAAAGTAAAAGCTCCGGTTTCTGTAGAAGATACAGTATATCCTGCTTGAGCTTTAACCCATACATTGTTAGTATCATTCTTTGCAAGAGTAGAATTATCAGCTAACTTAGTAAGAGCAATACTTGCATTTGCATTAACAGCTACATTCATTAATGTTCCTGCACTAACTTTTACATTAGTAACAGCACCTGTTGCTAACTTAGGTGTAGTAACAGCACCATCAGCTATTTGACTAGATGTTACTATTGCATTAGCTGGTCCATTACCAAGGTATGACATTATGTTATCTCCAGTATTGACATTACAACATCAACAGAAGAAGCTGTGTCTGATGTTACAAATATTCCATCTCCTGTTTCTAGTACAACTTTCTGATCACCACCTATTACTATTAAAGAACCTCCTGATGGTATAGGTGCAGTCTTAACTAAAGCTGTATCAGTAGCTCCATCATTATGATCACATGTAACATAAATGGTACTAGCTGTAATGTTTGCTAAAGTTAATCCTATAATAGTTGTTTGTGTAGCAGAAGCAACTGTGTAATTTCCTACTCTTGTGTCACTTGTTCCTACTGCTTGTGATGTTTTATTTTTAAATGTATTTGCCATGTTATTATCCTAGTGCTATTGCGAGAGCTATAATTTCATCCGTTGTAGCTATCCCTGTTAAGTTTGAACCATTACCCCAATATCCAGATGCTGTAACATTACCAGTTAAAGTTATTCCTACTCCAGATACTTGCCCTGTTACATCTATTGTTCCTGCTGTTAAATCAGTAATACTAGCAGCAGTTACTACTCCTAAGTTATTTACTGTAAAGGATGCTACAGAAGTTGCTCCTACTACATTAGTAAGATTAGAACCATCACCCCAGTATGCAGCTGCTGTTACATTTCCTACTACTGTTATACCTGTTGAAAAATTAGTTTGATTACCAAAAGTTTTATTCATAAATATATCTGTTGTTGATACACCTGCTAGTTGTGTACTACTATTAGGCATAGTTGCTACTACATTACCACTAAAGGCTGAATGAGCTGGAGCTTGTAATCTTGCATAATGAGCATTACCACTTTCACAATATAAATCTATATTTGCTGGTGAACCACTATCTGTTTTTACTTGTATACTACCACCTGCTACAAAAACATCTCCACCAATAGATGCAATAGCATTTACTGCCAGAGCTGTAGTAGAAGTTTTAACTCCTACATTAAGATTGTTTAGATTTAAATCTGTACCGCTTGTAGGTAAAATAATACCTGTTAAGTTAGCACCACTTCCCCAGTATGCTGTTGCTGTTACATTTCCACTTACCACTAAACTAGATGCTGTGGCAGAAGCTAATACAGAAGATGATACAGCTGTGAGTTGATTAACTGTAAATGCTGCTACAGATGTAGGAGCAGTTGGTAAGTTAGTTAAATTAGAACCATCTCCCCAGTATGCAGATGCTGTAACATTACCACTAACTACTAAACTAGATGCTGTAGCAGAGGCTAATGCAGAGGAAGATACAACAGTAAGTTGGTTAGCTGTGAAAGCTGCAACAGATGTTGAAGCACTTGGTAAGTTAGTTAAATTAGAACCATCTCCCCAGTATGCAGATGCTGTAACATTACCATTAATTCGTGCATTGTGATTAACTTGTAAGCCATCTCCTGTGCCTGTTAATTCTAATGAAGTAATAGTTAATGCATCTGAAACTTTTACAGTACCACTTACATTTGCTGTTGTTGTTGTAGCTGCATCTACTGTTATCGTAATTCCGTTACCAGCAGTTATACCACTCATTGTACCACCAGCACCAGAAGGAAGATTAACTAAATGTCTACCATCTCCATAATAAAATCCTGCACTTACTTGTTGAGTAAAGGTTGCACTTGCTCCTACAACCATAGTTCCACTTACTTTAGAACTAAAGTTTGCAGTTGCTCCACTAACATTACCAGTTACATTACCAGTAAGATTACCAGTTACATCTCCATTTACATCTCCAGTTAAATCTCCAGTTACATCTCCTACTACATTACCAGTTACGTTTCCTGCTACATTACCAGTTACATTACCAGTAAGAGCTCCTCTAAAACCTCCAGTAGCAGATACTTCATTAATAAAAGTTGCTCTGTTTCCTGTAAGAGTTTGTGCTACCCAAAGATCAGTTACAGATAAATTAGTTACAGACATATTTGCTGTGACTACAGCACTAACAATGATTCCATATCTGTCAATATTAAGACTATGCATAGGACCATAAGTCGCAGAAGTTACTCCACTAATCTGTAAAGAAATATTACTGTTACCTGCTTGTCCTGCAGTATTAGTAATAGAAAGTGGAGCTGTAGTAGTAAATTGTCTACCATAAGGTAAACCACTAACCATAGCAACATATCCTGTTACACCAGTTAAATCTGTTATAGCATTAATAGCAGAGGCATCAGCAGTAATTGTTGTACCATCTAATTGAAAAGCACCTGAAATATTAAATGTAGAATTAGAAAGTTGAATAGCAGAATTGTTTCCAAAACCATCTTGAACATTTTGTAGAGTGCTGCTTACTCCTGTTGAACTAACCTTAAGTAGTCCACCATAAGTATTTGCAATTTTAGTACCGGTTAGTGTTGTCATTCTTTAGCTCCAAACTTTCTTTATCATACCACAGGTTAGACGAGATTCCAATCATTAGTTTGGTCTTCCCAATTCATTGTAGCATTCTCCCATGAAATATTTCTATCAGCATTGGAAGGTGGTCGAGGATCATTCACAGGTACTTCTGGAGTTATTACAGGAGAATAGTTTAAAGGATTGTTTTGAATATTCCACATACCATCCCAACATTCAGGACATACCTTTGTATTATAACTAGTCTTTTGTAATGTGTGTAATTTATATCCAAAACCACATTGATCACAAATTCCCGGTGTACGAGAGTTACCACCCATTACGTAATGTAACCTAATCTAGGTACTATTCTCAAATCAGCTCTTTGACTATCGGCTTCAAAGGCTGTTGTAAATGTTTCTTCATAGTTAGCTTTTAACATCATAATTCTATCACCCGGAGTATTAGGTCTTTTCATTGATAAGTAATAAGCTAATCCATTAATAAGACAGGGTAAGAATCTAAAAGGAACATCAGCATTTTGAATAGCACTCTTGGTAATATCATAC